GGGGTAGGGCGAGTTCTTCCGCAATCTGTGTGTTTCTAATTGTTGCTGCCTGGTCGAGGGTTTTGCCTTTAACCCACTCTGTGACAAGACTTGAGCTAGCAATCGCTGACCCGCACCCATACGTTTTAAATCTAGCATCTTCTATTACTCCTGTTTTAGGATCTACTTTAATTTGTAGTTTCATTACATCACCGCATGCTGGGGCACCAACTAGTCCAGTGCCAATTGTTTCATCAATATCAAATTTTCCAACATTGCGTGGGTTTTCATAATGCGATAATACTTGTGGTGAATAAGCCATTGAAGTTCTCCTTTGTTGTATTTAGTCATTAGTGGGAGATTCAAAAACTAACCACCCCAATTTAAATAAGTCATCTTTAATTTCTTCCGTGATTACACTTTCACTAACATAGCCCTTCATACCATCTTCGTCACCATTACCGAGACCACTGCCCATACCAGAACAATACCAATCCATGTAGTCACCTTGTTCTCTGATATCCGCTACGATGCCACCGGCATATCTCCAAGAACAACTCCATGTTTTTTCTTCAAGAATCGGCCATACTTCATTTTTTATAAACTGATTATTACATAGTGCGGCATAAAGAGTCTGAGCATACCTATCATCTTTACATTTTTCTGCCATCCAATCGGAAGTCAACAAATCATATTCCATATTGTTTTCTTGCCATGCAGCACTGCGCTCATTAATCAATCGTTCACCTATCATCTTTTCCCAAAAATTTAAGTAGTCTTGGTTAGGTTCTTGATCCTTTTCTTTACATCTTTCTATGTAACTTTGACGCTGAAAGGTGTACTTATCAGGACTAGAACGAAGTTTAGACATTTACTTAAAATAGATAAGCACCAGTGCCATTGCTTGAAGCATAAATCCTACGCCAATAGTAGCGATATTAAGCAAGTCTTTAAGCAAAATTGCACGGAAAAATAACAAACATAGTGCAGACCACAACATCAATTCAACATCTACATTAGGAGCTTTGTCAGTTAACCCTGTCATCAATGCCAAGAAAGACGGCAGAGTAGCCGCATGTAGTGCAATATTTGCTAGCCAACCTAGTGTATCCGCAGAAATTTTGTGTAGTTTAGTGGTAAAAAAATCAATTAAAAATGTATAAAGGTCTACTAACTTAGTCATCATGCTTTGTCCTTATAAAAAATATGGTTGCCAATCTTGTTGATTTTTTGGTATGGCCAAGCTGGGTTTACATACACAGCATGATAATATAGTGCATTGTGTAAACTGTCAAGCCTAAACCCTTCTAACAACACTTTTTTGGCTACCGCATAACTTTCTTTATATGCTTCGTCTGTGGGCTTATTTTTATTCTTGCCTATACAATACCAACTAAATTGGCATACTACCTTTTCCATGATGATGTTCTTTTGGTAAACTACAGCACATACATCTTTGGGAAATCTAGGATCATCTACACGATTAAGGGTTACTTGAGCAACTGCTACTTTACCCTCAAACGACTCTTGCGCCGCTTCTTTATAAATATTCATAGCCAAACAATCTAGTGTTCTGTCTACATTTTTTGCGGATACATATGACCGAGGTTTTTCTAAAGCCACTTCTTGAACAGAGCCAAACTTAAAAGCGGTTACTGCGTTAATAACTACCGCAAGTAATAAAATACCAAAAATACTATTAATCATTCTGATTGAAAATGCCATTTTCAACTCCTTTTAGTAAAAGTAACTCGTCGGATGAGTATATCATCCTTTCCAATTCCACTCAATAGAAACGGGTTACTTAATTTATCCAACAGTCACAATTGCACTTGATGACTTCTTCAATTGCATCTGCTACATTGTAAACTGATGGCGACAAAACTGCTGCGGTCAGAGCCGCATTTAGATTTGGTGGAATAAGGTTGCTCACCGGTGATCCGGCTAAACTACCCGGGAACGCAGGTCCTCCTATATCCAATGGAGTACCTTGTGAATTTGGACCTCCTGCTATAACAGCAATAGGTTCTAACCCAGCTGATCCAGCTTCTAAAATTGCAGAAACTAAACCTGATCTGGGGTTAACTGATGGTTTGGAAATACCACCTGCAATAGGACTAGTAGCCGATATGATAGGTTGAGCGGGCCCTGTTCCATTTTTAGCAGGTCCTAATAAATTTTTATTATTAGGATTATTTCGTGCTGTATTTAAAATTTGTTTAATAGGTGATATAGGCTGAGTTGTTGCTAACTTAAATTGAGTAGTATTAGGGTCATAATACCCAATTGGCTGAGCAACAGAATTGCTAGGTAAAGTAAAGGTAGTATTTGGGTTATCAAAGTCTCCGTTAATACCTGTAACTGTAATTCCCTCTATGCCTGTAGGTAGTGTGCCATTAGAAATCAAAATTTCTATTTCTTGTTGATCCAATTCACCTGGTATATTATTGTCTAACTCTATACCGATCTCTTGTAATCTAGCACCATTTCTTTCTTGTCGCATCATTGCTACGATGCTTTGACCACCAACTGTAGTTAAATCACTAATAGCCTCTAGCGTTTGAGCATACATATGAGGTAGAGTGCTTTTTGCAATAGTAGGTATTGAGTCAACAAATACATATAGAGAAGTTGGATACAAGTTTAGCCAAATATCTCTTGTAGGGCTAGGAACTGGAGCTATACCTGTGTACCTAGTTCTTTGTTCTATAGTAAGTTGCGTACCAAATGCATCATATATCGTGTTTAAATCTACACTGAGTATAGGATTAACTGTCCGTATAACTGCTATCTCTGCATTAGCAGCATCAATATAGTATTGTACCGCTGTATTCATTCCTGGCCACCCTGCACTACCATAAGTAGTTGGAGGATTGTCCACTGTGCCTGTAGGTACTATCACCGTAACTGGCCCTGCTGAAGTTAGTGTAACCGAAGTTATTCTTCCATATGTAGATAAATCATTAGGATCAGTGCCAATAGTAGTACTACCCGTCCCGCCGTTACTTAAAGTAATGCTAGGCGCAGCAGCACCTTCTCTACCATACCCACCACCTGAATCAGTTAATGTTATTCCTGTAACAGTATAGTTTCCAAACCCATCATCAGTATATTGAACAGAAACAGTACCAACTTCCCATATAACTGCTAGATATAAATTTTGATATATGTTTACTAATGTAGTTGTTTGTAGCGACTGAATACTTGATTGAATGTCAGTCCAAGCATATGGTAAACCACTCATACAACCTAAAAAATCACTCATGGTATAGGTGCCATATGGACCGCTCCCCAAAGCAATACGATCATATGCTGCTGAAGCTAAATTAGTACTAGTTGGCACATCTGTACCATTAACTTGATCTAATCCTTTAGTTGTTTCAATGTTAAAAACTACTTGAGAAAATTTCTCAAAGTCAACGTTGCGGATATTTCTAATCTGCTGCATAGTAGCAGAGAAGGCTCCTGCTGTAACCGCTATTTCATCAGGTAGTATCCCTGATAAATATGAACCAAAACCTTCTTTTGCTACTTGAAAATTTAATGTATCTGCCATAATTAGTTTAGAACCTCATTAGTACCAATCACTTGTTTAACATTATGAGATACTAACCCTTCTGTCAAATAAGTATGAGCATCTGCTACAGTAATCTTTACCACTTCCCCAAAAGAATGTGGTTTAGCATATTTTACTACTGCTAACTTATTATGGGATGTGATAATATCCCCTGGCATTAATCTTTCAATTTCTATCCAACCTTCTTCTGTTAACATCCTATGATTGGCCGAACCTACAAATATAGTATCGTCAACTACTACTTGCCATCTATTAGCATTTTCAAATGATACTGCGGTTACGGGGTACTCACCCCATTCTTTAGTAGTTTCATGCTGAGTATAAACTAACATGCCCTCTTTAACATCTTTGGCATGTATTGAAGTTTTATCTGCTAACATGATATTGATCCAAGGTGCAGGACATCCACCTCCCCTATACCGTTCAAGAGGAACTGCGGTTGGAGCTACTTCAGGTGGAATCGGAGCAGGTGGTTCTACTATAGCAGGTGGGCCAGGTGGAATAATTACACCTATTTGTTCAACTATTGCAGGTGCTTCTAGCCTAGAACTTACTGAAGTATTGTCAAATATAGGATAGTATGTTTTAGCATTAGTTGGTCCTGGATTAGCATTATAGATAGGCACAGTCAATGATTGATAACTGTTAGGAAACAATTTCTTAATGTTTAACAAATCAGCAAGAGACTCTAATCCTTGGGTTTTACAATTTAATGGTATTAATATGTCATCTAAATCTTGACCTATAATAATTAAAAATGCCCCGTATATCTGTTGCTCTTGTAATTTAGTAGGGGTTAACAATCTTCCACTAGCAATATCATCAATATCTTGTGATGCCAATCCTGCTGACAATAGCGACAATGCTAATGACTGTGTTATTGTATTATACTTTTTAATAGTTTGTAGTAGTACTGAGGGTAAACCAAACTTTAGTATCTTTGATAAGTCTATTACCTTACCTGCTGTAATACAGTCTTGACCAAACGCTTGAGTTGCTAGACTAACACCAGTTACATCAGCACTGATGAGGTCATTCATATTACTATAAGTGCCTTTAAGGAACTTGCTAGATCCTTGTATTGCATTGATTGTAGTATTAGAATAGTCTATAAAATTTTGAGCATTTAGAAAACTAGATACAAAATCTTTATACTCAGGCATGCCTGAACCTGCTACAATGCCATTCCAATTAAATTCATTCCAAGCTTGAAGAGCATATAATCTCAAAAATCCCCATTGGGTAACACTTTTGTTATTATTAGTAGTATCATAAGGAATCCAAGTTGCACTTTGTCCATCGCCAGTATCACCAGCTGTTGAATAACCAGTCGTAGCCTCTCCTTGCCATTGACCAGTAGGGTCACTAGTAGTGTATCCTGGGCTTTTTGCATTACCTAATGCAGGGATAATATCTTCACCTATAGCAATTAAATTGTCATAGGTCGAAGTTCCTGTAGGAGTTTTAGCAACATTGCCATTATACGCAGCATATATGGCATAGGTCAAAGGTTTTAAACATGTGTTGTTAACTAGACTACCCGGAGTGTAAGTAGTATTTGTCTTACTGGTTCCTATGTACCCTTGATTAGTAGGGTTAATACATAGCCCTATATTTTGTAATAAGGAACTATTTACATTTACACCTAATGGACTTTGTTTACCTGTAGTACTCATGGGCAGTATACGTCCGGACTACCATCTACGATAGGATGACCACATGTATTACCTGAACCAGTTCTTAATACAGGTTCTCCTTCAGCAAAAACGGTAGGACTACCTGATGTAGTTCTAGCAGCATTATGAGGAGGGTGGGGTTTTCCAAACGGAGCATGCGGTGACATTACACTTACATGCAATCCCACAGGCATTCCATTAGCAAATACCGTGCCGGCTCCCCGCATAATTTTTCCACCTGCGGAATTTGCATCACCCTGTCTGCTCAATTGCGCCATATTATCCTAAGATTAATTTTTTATTAGGTACTGCTATTCCAGTTGTTGCTTGAGTATATTTTGCTTGTATACTCTCATCCGTTATTCCATAAATTGCAATACTATTAGTATTTAGCTTTATTTCACCCTCGGGATTTGCGGTAAACAGACTAGGAACTAGTCCTAACCCCTGTGGTCCGGGTGCTACTGATACTGGATCAAAAATAGTAATAAAATCTGTTTCTACTTTAATTACTTTAGCGATCAATTCTTCTCCACTGTTTAATTTAAACGTGTAAATTTCATCTTTATTAAGCATTATATTCCTTAGGCTGCTAATTTTTGTTTGAGTTCTGGAAACCCACCCACATACTCTTCACCGAGAAAAATTTGTGGCACTGATCGGGCAGTTGGTACTGCCTCTAATAATTCTTCTTTTGTCCAACCTTCACCAATTTTCTTTTCTTCAAATTGAATTCCTTTGCTTGTTAGCAATGCTTTTGCTTGATCGCAATAAGAACAATTGTTTTTACTCCATACTATGGCTTTCATAATTTTCTCCTTTTTATAATTTATCAAAAATAAGATTCACCATCAAATCTTGCCCTTTATGGGATGGATGATTATCTCCTCCATACCCAAAATAATTTTTTTGTTCTCTATCTATTATCATTTGCTTTTCATATATTTGATTTACTACTTCACCATCATCATCGGAATTAAGTTTTATTATTTGCCCTAAATTTGTTGTGGTAGAAAAAACACCGTGTTTATGATTTTTTTCTATCAATTCAAACCAAGAATAACATAATACATTTAAATTTTTATATTTTTTCACAGATGGATGTATATCAGAACATCCTCCTATAATATTAAGTTTAATATTAAATTGTTCCCCCAAATCATCTAACTGATAATAAAATATTTCTAAATTATTTTCTGCAAACTGTTTAATACTTCCGTTTTTAAAAATATCATAAAAATTAGGTTTCATTTTGGCATATGTTGGCCAAGGAAAACAATCTCTAATAGGATCAGTTTGCACTATTAAAAAGTTGACCTCTTTTAAAGAATCATTATCTAATGGTAACAAATAATTATATAATCTATTTAAAGTTTCATGATTAGATAAACCGCCAGACGCAAAATTTACAATACTATATTTTTTACTTAATTGCTCTTGGAAATAAAAATCCCCAATACCAGTCCATCCTTCTTCAGGAGTAGAAAACGATCCACAAGCCCAACTGTCTCCAAAAATAATAAGATTCTTCATAGTTTATAATTTAGGCAATTGGTCATAATCAAGTGATTCACTCATCACGCCCAATACATAATTAGTACTTTCTGTTTCTTGAAGGGCTGACTGTTTTTTACTAGTATCACTATGTTTGTTAAACCACGGAATAGGAGTATTTTTTGGAACATTAGTATTGGTGTATTTGATCCCAATATCTTTTAATGCATGTAGTGCAGTATAATCTACAAAATCTCTTAGGATATTAGGATTAAGTCCAATCACAGGGCCCATTTTAAACAAATAGGTAGCCCAATCTTTTTCTTCTCTAATAACATCCATATACATACTATACACTTCTTGTTCGCATTCTTGTTTGGCTTGAGCAAATCTAGGATCTTCTTTTACTACTTGATTGATCATCCAAGCAGTCCATTCTTTGTGTAAGAGTTCATCTTGTAGGATAAGACTAATAATATTACCGTTGCCAATAAAGATTTTATTCTCGACCATTGCTAGACTTGTAGCAAACGATACCATAAAGCGGAACGCTTCCAATGCATAACTAGCATTAAGTGCTAACCAAATTGCTTTAATATGATCCTTTTCATCCACATGAAATCCTGCTTCTTTAGAGCAATTTATTTGATGTAATTTATCATAATAGTTGCCCACACTGCTAGCCATATCAATAATTTCTTTTGTATCATGGATAGTGTTGAATACATCCTTCGGTACATTATAAATGTTACGAATGATATGACTATAACTGCGACTATGAATATTAGTTTCAAAGAAACTCCAGTTATACATCAATGCTTCTAGTTCAGGTAAAGAAACAACAGGCGTAAATACCTGTGCTGGTCCACGACCTTGTATGCTATCAAGTGCTGTTTGTCTTAGTAAATTACTAGTAAAGATATGTTTGACCGCATCGCTAGCGTCTTTAAAATCATTAGCATCTTTGGATAGAGAAATTTCTTCAGGAACCCAAAAGAAACCTCTAGCAGTTTGTTCTATTTTTTGTAACTTGTTGTATTT